TTTTCCATGTTTCCAAGGGTTCCGTCATCAGAGATACCAAGAGTCAAATCACCACCATCGTCTGACGTAATAAGAGCACATGCCGAAGCGGTCGCAAGACCACTTAGGGCTTGTGTGCCGGAAAGAACAACTCGACCACCAGTGCAATAGAAGACCGCAGCCAGAGAACCTGTAACAGGCTCTCCAAGGTGGGCAACCTTTTCAACACTACTCGAAGGCCAAACAAACAGTCCCCATGCCCCGCCCGCAGCGGGGTCGGTGCTTATTGTTCCTGCCTTAAATCCAGCGAGGCCGGCAGTGTTAGCATCTTGGTCTTGTTCGCCAAGGAGGCGCACATAGGTCAAAGGAGCGTTGTTTCTTAGCCAAGCCTGAGCGGCATATGCGCCATAGGTTGGTCCGGTAACACCGTCGCCACGCCAAGTGTCGCCGCTTTCGTTTCCGGCAACGGGCTCTCCGAAGGTGTCAACAAAGTCTGAAAAAGAATTGATTGTAACAGGGGTCATTCCCGGTCCCTTACGGGCACGGCCTATAATTACAGGTCCGACAGCAGCAGGTGTTGCAGGTAATTGAGAGTTGTCAATCTCGTCAACAAATACTCCAGGGGATATGAACTTGAATTTCTTTGAAGAGTTGTCCGCCATTTATTTACTTTCTCCTCGGTTATAAAGTCTATAATGCTTAATACAAATAAGCGTTTGCGCTACTACTAAATAGTAAGACAAATATTGAAACTCCCTTGAAATGCTAAGGTCGATATTTATCTTTTCTTCCAACGTGATAGTCTATCTCATCTCCAAGTACGACTCGCTCTCTTTGAATCTGAACTTTCGCCGCTGATTGGCGGCGAACCACGTTTGGAGTTTCTTGATTTTTTGTAGCTCCAATCAAATAACCTAAAACATTAATTGTTATAGTTGTTCTAAAAATTCTTTCAGAGGTTTCAAGCCCTGATGAATTGTTCTCAAGACTATATTCTGGTGTTATAAATGCTTCGTATTCATTCTTGTTGTGAGTTATCTTGAAAGCACTGGGTGTGCTTGTTTTGCTAGCAAAAGCTGCCAAAATGTCGTTCATCTGTTGTTGGTATTCGGTAACAATTGATATCGTGTACGACACTTCCACAAACGATGGCATTGGTACTGATAATGTTTCGTAAACAATGTTTTTATTCTCCATAGGAAAAGTTTGATAATTGCTTACTTGTCCTTGTGATTTCCTGATGGAGTTAGCGTTAGCAAAATTTTTCGTCTTATCCTGATGAATGACTCTTGCTATATCAATTGAACCTCCTCGATTGTAATAATCGAAGTAAGGCGGAATATGGACCCCGTAGCGACCTTTTTTTGCTGGGTCTTGATTGATGCTGGTTTTCAGGATTGAGATAAGAGGATAAAGTAGTGTTCTTCCGTTAGGGCGTAGATTAGGGTCGTTCTTAATTTGATAAGCACGCTCTGGGACCGAGTACATTACCGGGACTTTTTTGAAACCCCTGTTGGTTTCTGAATATATGTTGAGTTCATCATTTATAAACTCATACAAGGCATAATCCACATCTTCCAAAGTTGATGGGCTAAGGGGATAGACTGCTTTATTTTGCACATTAGGTGCCTTTGTTCTAATTGGCATTGAATAGTCCTTCTCTGGCTTGTTTGCCCACTAAAGTCACCTCTAAAGAGGTATTGTCGGCAAAAGCACTGTCTTGTCCAAACAAATAACGTGGCTCAAAAATATCTACAATCTCAAAATACATTTCATCGTACTGAACAAAGTCGCCCAAGCGAGCAAAGAGGTTCTGGTCCTCTGTTAGTCGGCGGCGGTGTAAGTGAACATTTATATTGTATAAGTTATCAAAGCCGTATTTTTCCTGAACCCTGTCAGAGCCGACATATTCTATAAGTCCATATACTCTTACTGGAGGAAGCCAGGATTTTTTAATTGCTTCTCCGTAGAGCGTATGATATTTTGTTCTCTCAACGTCTACGGGAAAATAAAGAACCTGCTCTCCAACAACCTTCTCGATTAATTCATCGTTAAGTTGCTTAACGAAATCTCGTTCTTTTTTACCTACAAAAAGAGGCGGTGGAGGCTGTACTGGTTGAGTCCATCTGTTGTTTGCCATTTATCTATCCCACATAAATGCCATGAGGAATGTTCTTTAAAGTCTCATTAAGACTACCCTGTAGGGCAGCATCTCCTTCGGCTAGTTTTCCATATACCAATTCATCCAATACTGTTTTTAACTCTTCTCTTAGAGCATTTTGTTCTTCTTTAGCCTCGCTGATAAGAGCGGAGCCATTTAAAGTTATGTCATTCCCTGGGATAGGTATGGAGGCTAATTTGGACCTCACCTGTCCAAGAGTTTCTTTACACAACGAAAGGGCGAACCTCCTTATCCACTGCTTTCCAATACTGTTTATCTTATCGTAAGGAACATTTGGGAAAGGTAGCGTGTTCATGTTATTTACACCGTCTGCGCCATACTGTCTATCGGCACGCTCAGAAAATGCATCTTCAGCTACCCTAAAATCAACCCAAAACTTGCCGGGCTCCTCTCCGTTTGGTGTTGGAAAAATCCTAAGCTTATTGTCATTTATCCTAAACGAATAATGTGAGCCTCGAACGTTTAAATCCTCTTCATATGCGTAAGCTTGTAAAACATTCTGCCACGCCGGTACCAATTGAAAAACAGTGTCGTCGGCATACATACCATAAGTTGACAAATTCCCAACAGTGCCCACAGGATACGCTCCACCAAAAAATCTCCATGCAGCTTGGGGTGTTTTGTAATATACTTTATGAATTGTTATTGCACTGGTGCCAACCGAGCCAGTAAAAGCAGCGCCGTCGCCGGTACCGTCTATGGATGCACTATAAATTAAAGCTTGCAAATCATAATCTTGAACATCTTTTTCTGCGTCAAACGAAGCTGAAAATATTTGTTGCGATGCTCCAACCCCAGCGTGCATAGAGACACCACGCCCCATATGCGTTGCATAGCCAAGTTGAAATCTTGGGAATTTTAAATTTGCTTTTGTACTGTAGGACCCGGTTAGTTCACCATCTTGGTCGAATGAGCCAGTTGTATTCCCAAGAAAATCAGACAACACATTTTTTGCTTGATGTGTGTTTATTAAATATGAATACTCTAAAACTGCCTCTTCATAAGCATTATAAACATTATCCGTGGTTATTTCTAAATCTAAAATATTTCCACCAAGCTTATTATACACATAAGCAACTTGGTCCACAGCGCCACTTATAAATGCGGTCGTAGTATAAACGCCATAAGCCAAAGAAGATAAAACTTCAGAAGCACTTCCGGTAGAAGTTAAAACAACTGCACTAGTAGTACTTTTAGGTGATAAATCGGTTGGCATATATATATTTCCCTGCGGTAATGAGGTAGAACTTTAATAAATAGTTTTGTCTTATGTAGTTAGGCGTATAAAAACAGAAAACCCCGCCACAAGGACGAGGTTCTCTGCGTTATTATTCAATCTAACTAACTATTAGCCAGCAAGATCTGCGATAATAACAAGTCCATACATGTCAGGACGCACCATTTGTTTGGCATAGCGAGTCATGACACCCTTGCGGGGCACGAAATCTTCTGTACCAAAAATGGTCGGCGTGACTTGCAGCGGAACATACGGAGCATACACAAAGCCGCTCTCAAGGAAGCTACTTCCCTTACGTCCGACCAGAACCACGTTCCGGATGAAGTAAGGATCAACATAGATATCCATCTTGCGACTCAAGCTACCAACATTGACAGCGCCCCATGAGCCCTTGTCTTCGTCAGATTTAACGCTTGCCTTGAATCCACTGGTGAACTCAAGAAGTGCAGCCACTTCCGGAGAGCAAACAACAAAGTTTGCACCGCCACGAAGGGTCTTGCGATGAATACGAGCACTCACGTCATTGATGGTTTCGAGAAGAGTCTCGTACCATTCCGACACAGTGCCGGTAAAATCGGGAGCAAGACTTGTAGTAATATCTGCGCCGGTTTCACGATTCAAGAACTGCCCAGGACGACGGCTCCAGTAAAGTTCGCCACCCTTAGCGCCTCCAACGAGGTCGTTAAGAATTTCCTGGTCGATTTCAAGAGCAATCTGCTCCGAAAGAATGCTTGTAAGCTCGACTTCAGCGTCAAGATTATGATAAGCATTCAAGTCCTGAGCAAGCTCAGGGCTCCACTTAGCTTTGAGCTTCTTAGTGATTGCTGTCACAGCGATGCTATCAACCTTGATGTCAATCTCGGGGATTGCAACTTCGGTTTCCAGATTCCATCCTTGGTTTCCGCTAGCACCCTTAACACCACCGAAGGGGTCGCCAGCAGCGACGAATTCGTCAGTGATTGGATAGAAAACTGTACCATGTGTGCCACCAGCCGGAGCCGCAGCCGATCCCAAAATGGAAGCCGACATCTGCACCGGGGTGCGGGTACCTTCACGAGAGATACCAACCATGATAAGAACTCTATTTTCCGAACCTGACATCTGGTTCAAG